ACCCTGCTCACGCGCCCACGCCCGAACCTGCTCGGACTTGTACTTACGCCCCGCCTTGCGTGGCTTCGCAGCGAACGACACCAGCACACCATCGCCGTACGCTTCCGTCTTCACCTTCGCGCCGAGACTGCGGAACGAAGCGGCACGCCGAACAGCGTTCACAACCTGCTTGGCTTCGTCCTCCGTGGACACGATAACCTGCTTTGGGTGACCTTCCTTCGCATCGTTGGTCAGTGCTTCGGCGCTCGCGTCGAACTGACCCTGCAACGGCGACGGCTCCCGCGTGGTCTCGCGCCACGTGATGCTACCGGGGTCGGCGTCGTGAACGTCCAGCGTGGAAAGGTCCAACGCCGGGGTGTCCGTCTCGCTGCGCTTGCGTCCTCTTGGCATGATCGTTACCCCTTCCGAGGGATGCTTGCCGACGCGGTGTCGGCTTCTAAGAGAAGCCTACCAAACACGGCCAAGAGAAGCAAGCTCAAACGGCAAGTTTTTCATGGGTACAACGTGCCGACGAAGCGGGGTCCGTAGCTTGGTGGCGGCTCTAGCCGTAGCTCTGCATAGTTATATAACGGACGCCACCATTCGTACATTTCATCATCGTTCCACGATGGGATTTCACGATCTGTCAGTGTGATTGGTTTCAATGGTCCGGGCATTTTTCACTCCTTTGTTCTCACATAGTTGACCGCAGTAACCGGTACCCTGCTGACACATGAGACGGACAGGATTACCGCACATTTGGCAAGCCTCCTCACGGTCCCGTTCCGCTTCTAAGCTTACAAGCGTATGATCCATTTACCATTCACCCATCCTCTCGCGTATCAAACTGTCCGACCAAGCATCGAGTGGTTCGCCCGTTGCAAGATCTTTCCTTCACAAGGAAACTCACATTCCATTCTGGATTTTCGGCCGGACATAAGAAAGCACCCACGCGATGACACGGCGTTCCGCAAGACGCATCATGCCCAACGCCTCCGCCAAACCCAACGGTTCACCATTACCATCGACGGCACTAATAATGTCCACAAGGTCACCGTTTGGCATGGCCCGACGTTCAATGATGATTTGGGCAACAAGCAGTCCCGTTTCTTCATTCATTAGAACGGTGCCTCATCCCCTAGTTGATGATATGCCGTACCCTCACGCTTGAACGTGTGCTGTATCTCAGACTTTATCAAATGCACCAAATGGTCCGGATAACGCATCGAATGTGAGACGGCTTCACGTTCCGCCGTAAGACGTGCCGCACCATACCGCTTATGAACCGGACACCCGTCACACCTGTACGAGTATTCGACCTTCGGTGTTTCACTGCGAGCCATAAGTGGTTCCTTTTTTATCCTGGTATTGAATTAACGTAAGCTAGAATGCCGAACACGATAGCTGTCAGTACACCTATTCCAGTAAGTATCGACGTTACTGCCCAACGAATCATGCTAGAACGTTTTGCAAACTCCGTATCATGGCGTTTTTCGTGCATAGCATGTTCGGACTGGTGAGTTTGCAACTCTGAATGAATGAGAGCGCGTAAAGATTCAATCTTACCTGACAATGTATCATCCAAAGAATGTATCTGCGTTTCTAGGGTTGTTCGCACTCCCTCTGTTTGGGAATACAATTCACGTAGCGTAACGTTACTGCTGGAATCGTGGGGAGGTATTGTCATCGTGTAATCAATTCTGCTTCCATCATCAAACCATCACGAATCTTCTGTACCTCGTCAGTCTGTTTCGCTTCCCACGGCAACCGACGTGGATGCGACAACAGTTCACCGTTCGACGTGGAAACCGTCATCAACCGGTGCGGTTCATCCCACGGCGTAGAGCCATGCTGACAAGCCTGACAAGCTGTAGCCACATGTCGACGCTTACCAGCTTCACCTAACGTAATATCACGTTCCTGTGAACGCCACACACAATGCTCATCGTGGAATGGTGCAGAGGAGGCTATAGCCAAACCTGCGCCAATGAACCGTGGACGGGTAGTCACTCGTAGTGGCTTCCACGCTTTACCCGGTTCCAACGAACGTAAATACTCTGCTGAAATGTCAGCATTCAATTCCGCCTTGTTCATACCCCGTGACTTGGTGCCGTTCCATTCATCGCCTTGTCTGGTATGGTAGACGCCTGATTGCAGATACAGTAGCTCGTCGTAAGTCGATGACGACCATTCTCCTAATGCGTCGCCAATAGTCAGATTCAGTGTCGTCGGATCGACGGTTGTAAAAACGGAATCTGTTTCGACTGCGATAACCTTGTCCGGTATCTGTCGGATGACTTCCCATAGGAGAGAACGACAATATGAGGTAACCCACGCGGCCACTGGTAAGGCGTGCGATCGTGGTGGCAATTTCTCTTTCTTGTTCCAACCCACCGTTTGCGCATATTTGCCGTACAACGAGTTTGGTCCGAGTTTGAACGGGATTGACAGCAGGTTTTTCTTTCCCAACCTCATCCGGGTTTGGTACATGTCGGCTAGAAAATCCCACGGCCAGACCTCCTCCCGGGAATCCCAATACCATCCTTCATGCACCCGCACGCCTGGCATACCAAGCACCATACGAGCTTCTGGCGACGCATACCATCCGGTAACTCGATTCGGATAGGTAATGAGACCTCGTACGTCCCGCCAGAACAACGGCATTGGTCGCGTCTCAAAAGGCTTAGCAGATGACGCGAAGTAACTAATTCGGTAGAAACCAAATCGTTTGATGCCAGTTGGCTTTTCAACATGACGCCATTGCCCTTCGTCCGGATGAAGTGACGGAATCATCGTCAACGCATACGGATATGCGGAGTTAATGTCAATGGTATGTATCGGCCCCTCGTGTCGTCCGGCTTGGAACAACTCAAAACGTCCACCGGAAAAAGCTACCTTAGAAGCCGTATGCACTTCGTCTGGCATTTCGCCAGTAGTGATTTGAACCGCGCCAAGCTTTGGCCGGATACCGTGAACCTCATTAATGTAATTGGCAAGCGCACCGGGGCCGTACCATTGCTTTAGTGCGAAACCTGCTTTATACATGACTTCGCGGAACGTTTCAAATACCCGCTGAATGAGCATGATTTCACGACGCCAGTAGTAATGCACTTCTGTCAGGTCTTCCCAACGGCTCGCGGACCGTTGCGCTTTTCCGCGTGCGATAGTTTCCCGGTCATGCTCACTAAGACTGTCACGCAAAATATCTTCCGCTGCGGGCAGGAAAGCCTTACCACCAAAAAATGACGAGTAGTCATAAATGATGACGGTAGTTTTAGCCGACGATGTGATCTTACCCATTCCGTGTTTACCTTTGTACCGGGTGACCGTAAACGTCTTCCCCGGTATCCACGACAGATTCCATGTGTAATTGGTGCTTTGGAATCGGCAATGCCCGCCACGCCACAATCGCATAATCATTTTCTCGGGAAGATGTTTCACAAGCATGTTTGCGTCATACTGGAATCCGAAGCCTACATGTATGGAATGCGGATAACGTTCGCCAATGTCAGCGATGTATTGCAACATTTCCATTGTCTGCAAATCGGATTCGATAAGCGGCGAATCGGGTTCGACCGAGTTACCGAAGATGACGGCGTGCTGTGGTTTGTCGTCGCCGGACAAGTTCATTCCTTCCATGTCCCACGCGATGACACGGCGATCAATAACGTCAGGTGCTTTCTTATGTCCGGTACCTTTGTAGCGTGTACCGTTGTTACTGTTGCCATTGTGGTAGAAGTTGACCGGTTCCTTTACGTCGGTTACCATGTAGGCCGTCATTCGCCGTACATCTCCCGCCATGCTGCCCAATCGAACCAAGCATCAAAATCAAAATCGTAAACCTCTTTGATGTAAGCATGTAACGTTTCTCGTGCGTCTTTCCGCTGGTCTTTGCTGATGTCGAAGTTAAAAAATGCGGTGTCGAATATGGACTGTAGCATTGGGTCGTTCAGAGCGTCTGTGTCGTGGGCCATTTGTTCGAACAGTTCTTTTTCTGTTTCTGACCATTCCGGATTTTCGGCCCACGGGTGTTTCGCCATTAGTAGCGCTTACCGTGCGCTTCCATACGTGCAGCAAAAGTATGGTCTACGCGCGTACTGTTGTATTGCATCTTTTCTTGATAAATCCGCTCAACATCAATATCAAGATGTCCCGCAAGGTCGAAAATGCGAATTAGCGCATCTACCAATTCAACATCAAACATGGAGCGATGTGGCAATTTATCGTCAGGCAATGATTTACGATGTCCTTCCATCGCTTCTGCAATTTCAGACACTATCAACATGAGCATTTCGCCTATGTTACGCTCTACCGTTTCACCCGTTGCAGGATCTTTCCACCAACGGTCATTAGCGTTGGCGCATTCTCTGGCGTAAGAATCGAGAGTTTTAAGATAAGACATTTTTCTAAGCCTTTCATGTGCGAGCGCTTATGCGAGCAGGATTTTCCGCCCACGAGTGTTTCGCCATTAGTAGACAGACCAACCATCAAAATGCTTACTTGTATGTGAGATTCTAACGTGTTCTTTGATTCGCTCGAAAACTTCGGCAATCGGCGCAAGTTTAGAGACACGCATCTGCGAGTTACCGCATCCGTGACAGTAAATCGCGTATGTGTTCGGGTCCTGTGTCTCGGAATACATTTCGTTTGGTGGGTCGTCAACAATCTCTACGTGTTTAAGTGGATTATACGAGAAGGACATTTCCCTAAGCCTTTCGTGTGCGAGCGCTTATGCGAGCGGGAAAAACGAAGACCCTCCGCTCAACTGTGGTAAGCAGTGTGAGCGGAGGGTCAACGCCGGGGACTTACCATCCCCTCGCCACCTTTAAGGAACCCTTAACGATACCTACGGGGGTTGTAGTCCGTTAAGCGTCGGTGACTAGCTCAAAGGAATGGTGATTATGCCGACGTGTCGAGATAGTACGTGGAAGCCGGTTCGGTTGGACCGTCGTAACCACGTGCAACCGGAATGTGAGTCTCCTTGTGAATGCGATACTCCGACTTGCGAAGCCCGTTACGGACAACCATGTTGCTCTTTCGCCCGGTGCGCTTCGAATACTCCTGCAACTGCTTCCGAATGCCGGTGCTGCCGTCGTTGACGATGTACTTTTCGCCGGCCTGCGTCACGACGACTGCGGAAACGAACATGTCGGAACCGTCTTCGGGGTTGCCGTATTCACCCTGGTGGAAATCCCACGAAAGGATGGCAAGCGGAACCTTGATGAGACGGTCCTTAACCGCGTCGTCGGCAATGGAAAAGCCGTTACCCAATTCCGCATCGGCGACGACGACATCGCCGCTTTCCTGCATCACTCGCAGAGCGTCGTCGAAACTGCCGATGCCTCGCAGAGTGTCATCGTCCAGACGTTCCGATGTTTGGACGATTTCCCCCGTCTGCTTGTTGACGACCTTTGTCGTCTTCCGTTCGTCGGTGGTTGTCATGCGTGATCCCCTTCCTAGGGATAAAAGAAAGCCGTGAGTCGGCTCCTGTCTGCGGGGTTGGCAACGCTTAGACAGGAGCCAACCCACGGCACACGGGGAGCGACCCTCGCGCCTGTACGGTCCCGATCATCCTCTGTCGATCTTGGTTTGGCAAGGGGTCTGAGAGGCCAATAGTGTCCGATAACCGGACAAGATCATTCGACCAGAGTTGTCCGATAACCGGACAGACGTGGTACAATCGGCGTGTGGAGGACACGTCGGTTCGGGCCGGAAGACTTCCACACCCTTCCTAAAGGGAGTCAGCAGGGAATCGGATGCGAGCCCGATTCCCTGCTGACCTTTAGAATTGAGAGTTAACCGGTGGCCCGTAGACGCTCCCGTGGTAACTGGATTCAGGGTGCCATAAAGCGTCCCGGTGCATTTCGCGCAAAAGCCAAGCGTGCAGGAATGTCCACCAGTGCATACGCTCGCAAGGTCACCCGCAAAGGGTCCAAAGCTAGTGCACGAACCAAACGTCAAGCCAACTTGGCTAAGACGTTGGGGAAGATGCGTAGACGCAAGGGTCGGCATAAGCGATGACATTAGGTTTTGAGATACTTGACCCGAATGTCATCGAACCACCACCGGACCCACCACGCGAACTCATCGACCTTATCGACCTAGCAAAAGCTGGCTTAGTACCCAATGATGGCATGTTCGCATTCGCTGACTATCTGCGAACGTTGGACAAAGAAAAGCTGTTCACGCCAGAGGGTCGAATAGAACTCACCAAATCTGACCCTCTCGCGTTCGCACTTGTCTACCTTGCTCACCATTTACAAGGTAAGACTACCGGTAATGATATCACCTTTGCCGAACTCCACGTACAACTATTGGAAGACGCTAAAGGTTGGGCCACCGGGACAGGTGGATTGCGGGAACACCGGGATTGCTATGTTGCGCCGCGTGATAGTGGGAAGACAACGTGGCTTTTTCTCCTGCTCCCGTTATGGGTTGCGGCACACGAATATTTCAAGTTCATAGTCGCATACTCTGACGCTATCGAGCAGGCAAGACTACATTTAGCGACGTTGCGCGACGAACTCGACACCAATGAATTGCTACGTTACGACTTCCCTGAACTGTGCAAGGGTAAAACGTTTGCGTCAAGTAACCGACTTGTCAGTCAAAGACAGGACAAGTTAGAGCAGGCAAACGGTTTCATCCTTGTAGCCAAGGGAATGAACTCTGCTTCACTTGGTTTGAAAATCGGACGACGGCGACCTGAACTCATCATCCTTGACGACATAGAACCAGGCGAAGAAAAATACAGTCTAGAAGGTGTCGCTAAACGGCTCGAAGCGTTGCGCTCAAAAATCTTTTATCAAAATCAGTCGGCACGTGTTGTTCTCGTCGGCACAGTTACTCGCGTCGGTTCGATTGTGCATCAACTTGTAGAATCGTTATTGCATCCGTCCGATGAAACGCCAGAATGGATAAAAGATGAGAACTTCACCGTTCATTATTTTGCTCCAATCGTCCGTGACGACAGCGGTAATGAGTCTTCGTGCTGGCCTGCCAAATGGCCGCTTACGTATCTTAAAGCGCATGAACACGAACGCGAATACCAAAAGAACTTCGCCAACCAACCAGTCAACGAAGACGGCGACTATTGGATACCGGCAGACATTCACTACCTGACAGACGACAGCAACCTCGCGCTTGTGCAAACCATTTTGCAATTGGACGTTGCCACTACATCAGGACCACGAAGTCACTACACCGGGATAGCGGTAGTGGCATGTGATCCGTTCAATGGTGAGGGTAAATGTTTGTTGCGTCATGTGCGTCGAGTGAAGATCGGGCCGAAGCATCTTCGCCGACTCGTACTCGAATTACTTGACACGTACCCCGAGATTGGGAAAATACGGGTTGAAAGTAACCAAGGTGGAGAAGCGTGGCGCGAAGTATTCCACGATATGCCCGTACGAGTCATGCTGAACTTTGAGACGGTTAACAAGCTGGTTCGGACTATTGCACTTTTGAACCATTATCAACGTGGCCGCGTGCTGCATGAGCGACAGTTTATGCAGTTTGAAACATTGTTGTTCGCATATCCGCATGTTATGGAAGACGACGAAATCGACGCTGTGAGCGCAGGAGTTGAATATTTCTTGAAACCGAAGACGCGGCAGCAACGGCCAGGCATGAGGACTGAAAGTTATGTCTGACCTCATGGACGGCTTGGCCGAACTCGAAGACGCACGCGACGAATACGAACGCGCCGAAGAGTACTACGAAAACTCCATGCTTGAACTATTCGTGTCGCCACGACTGCGGCGGGCGTTGCTCGCAAGCGAAATCACTTTCCGTATACGACTTGCGAAAATCCCGGTAGACGCCGTGGCAAACCGACTGGAAATCTCATCAGTCACCGTTCCAGACAATACCGAAGCAACGTCAATGATTGAACGCATTTGGGATGAGAACGGGTTACTACTGGAGGCGCCGAACGTGCATCAAAAAGCCTGCATGTTTGGTGACTGTTACATTGTTGTATGGGATGCCGACGAAGGTGAAACCGTCGACATTATGTATAACTCGCCGTTGACAATGCGGATTGTGTACGACCAAGAAAACCCGCATGTTAAAAAGTTTGCAATCAAAGAATGGTTGGTAGAATCCACCGACGAAACTGTCAAAGACTACCGACGTGCCAATCTGTACTACGCCGACCGTATCGAACGGTACATGACCGGGCCGGATGCAAAAGGTGACAAAGAATCGGACTGGCTATCGTTCGACGACTCCGACGAAGACACAGAGTTTGGCGACGAAGACGGCTCCATCATCGAAAATCCGCACGGTGTCATTCCCGTGTTTCACTTCCGCAACGGTGCTCCCTACGGGACACCAGAGCACGAAGCCGCATACGGACCACAAGATGCCATCAACAAGCTCGTGGTAACACAAATGGCAACCATCGACTACCAAGGTTTTCCGCAACGCTACGCGCTGGCGGAACCGCAGATTACGTCAGAAGATGCGGCAGACTTCGGAATCGACGACACCGAAGCCGACGAAGGTACAGGTACACAATCCACGTTGACAAGTGGGCCGGGAGAGGTATGGTGGTTGAATGGCATCAAAGGTGTTGGACAGTTTACGACTGCTGACCCTGACGCTTTTCTAAAGCCAATGGATCGGTACGTAAGATTAATGGCTTCCGTAACGGAAACGCCATTACACTATTTCGACCCGATGGGAGACAGTCCGTCCGGTGAAGCGCTGCGAGCGAAGGAAGCGCCGCTCATCAAACGCATCATCAACCGACGACAGTCTTTCGCTGCCACATGGAGTGACGTATTCACTTTTGCGTTGTCCGTGGTGGGAATCGAAGTAGAGAAGGTTGATGTCCGGTGGACGTCTCCGGCTTCCCTTGACGATTTGGACGGTTGGAGAACCGCTGAAATCAAACTGTCATTGGGTGTGCCCGCAAAGCAATTACTATTGGAAGCCGGTTATACCGAATCGCAGGTCAGCGAATGGTTGACCGATAAAGAAATCGAACCCGAGAAGGGAACTGAACAACCGTGATGGTTGAACACGAAGACGAAGACGATTTTGACGCTATTGTCGACGACGACGACGATGACGACGATGACAAGCAACCGACGAAAGAAGAAGTTGCGCGGATGCAGCGTGCGTTGACGAAAGCCAACGCCGAAGCGAAAAAGAATCGTCTTCGTTACAAGGCCCTATTGGAAAAGACAACCAACGGAAAGTCGGATGCCGGTGATGGTAAGGATGACAAGAACAAGGATCGGGAAATCGACCGTGAACGTGTCCGCAACGAAGTAAGCGAAGCCGAAGAATCGAAGTGGAAAAAGCGTGTTGTTCGGCAGGCTGCAAAAGCTGCGCTACTAGAAGCCGGACTACAAGGTGACCCGACAAAACTCGCCCGGCTTGTTGACGAAGACGACGTGGAAGTCGATGACGACGGAGAAATTGCGGACGGGTTAGAAGAACAAATTGACAGTATCAAAGAAGACTATCCCGATCTTTTCGAGGACAAAAACGCCCCACCTCCAAAGAGCACACGCCGTGCCCGTATCGACGGCGGCGACCGTGGACGGCCCCCGGCACGTAAACTGTCGTCGGCTGAGAAAATCCAGCAACAAGCGTTGAGGACACAAAGACGCCGTTAAACAGAAACGCTCGCGTTTCCCGTGATGGGACAAACCGTTACCCCAACCTAGAAAGGTAGTCCCATCATGGTACGAAACGTTTACGATGACTGGATTCCAGAGGAAATGGATTCCGATGTCATCATGCGAGTTAATCGGGTTTCAGCGGTGGAAGCGTTCGCTTCTCGCGTCCCGATGGGCAGTGACACGAAGCAGGTTCCCCGCTCTGCCGGTGTTGACGTGGAAGTCATTGCTAAGGGTGGCACGTACGGTGAGGATGTGTCCAGCAACACTGACGTGACCCTCATCGCGCGCAAGTTCGGCAAGGCAATCAGAATCGCTGAGGAAGACATCAACGACTCGCTTGCTTCCATTGTTTCCAGCAAGCAACGCGACTGGTCAACCAGTTACGCGAAGATGCTGGACAACGCCGCTCTTGCTGTTACGGCCAACGTCAACGGCACCACAATCCCGTTCACGTCGGTTTACAACGCACTGACCAACGCGGATGCGGAAGTCGGCTATTCCGCCAACGCCAACCACGTTGCCACTACAACCGCTGTTCCCGTCAGTTACGACAACCTTTCCGCCGTGTTGGCAAGGGTCGAAACCGGAGACTTTTTCGACCTTCCTTCCATGCGTGTCATTTCTCATCCCGCGTACCGTGAGGCGATGCGTGGCGTGAAGGACACACAGGGTATGCCGATCTTCATTCAGGGGCACGCCGGCCCGGAAGGTCGCACGCCTGACACACTGTTCGGGCTTCCGATTGCGTGGTCGCTTGGTGCCCGCACCAGTGCGACCGCTCTTTCCGCACCGGCCGGTGCCGGTGGTGCGAAGGGTGCGGCCGGAAACAACCTGCTCTTTGTTGTGAACGAAGACTATCTGAGGCTCGGTGTTCGTTCCGGCCCGGAAACGGTGTTCATTGATGGACGCGCGGGACTTGGCGCGCTGACGGATGAGTCAATTTTGAAGATGCGTTCCCGTCGTGGGTTCGCTCTTGGTAACGCTTTTGCAGCCGCCGTTCTCGAAGACATCACGTAAACCACACCGGGGAAAACTTCTGGCCCGAACCGACGATGTGAACAAGAAAGGACATGATGATGGATGAACTCGATTACAACATGTGGCCCGTTTCTGCACTGGACGACATGATCGCCGAACGCAATTCACGGTACGGCAAAGCCGGTGGCGTGTTGCTCAACACTGGTGGCTTGAAAGCCGACAAGGTGAAGACGCTGGAAAGAGACGACAGTACCATGACGGTTCCCGACAGCGGTATCACCGCTAACGCTGTGCGTGAACTAGACGACGAAGCGAAGACCGGTGCTGTGCGCCGCCGTGAAGCCCGCGAAGCACGATTAACGGAAGAAGCGGAAGCGTGGGAAAAGCATCACGCGGGAGAGGACGAATAGCTCATGGCGTGGGCGACCATTACCGACGTTGACGACCTGACCGGTGCCACGGTCACGGCCGAAGAAATAGCTATAGCGCAAGCCATTATCGAAATCCATGTGGCGCGCACAGAAGACGTGCCAGCGGATATGATGAGCGCGCGTGACTTGCGTTGGCTGACGCGAGCGGTTGCCTACCAAACTGTATGGGTCAAAGCCAACCCTGACTTATTCACCCGTATTGACCATGTGACCATTCTGCAAGACGGGGTGGAAGTTCGGGACCTTCCACCGGATGCTTTGACATTGGCACCGTTGGCGAAAAAGGCTATCCGCCGGTTGTCGTGGATGAAAAGCCGGTCAATTCACACGCCAAGCCATTTTGAGACTGCGGCTTCCGTGTACCCGATTGGTGGCGATGTGAAGGACTATCCCGGTGAAGGGTGGTCCGACCTCTGATGTTTTTTAGTGACTCCGTGATAAAGCTCTCCGTGTGGTGTTTTTGGTGCATGAGAGTGTTATGGGAAGAAAACACGGATAAGCATGTATGTTGGGGTTGTAAATAATGTTTCATGCGAACACGACAGCGACCGTGTTTAGAGGTACCGACACGGACGTTTACGGTGACACGGTAGACGTGGACACTGTTGTTCATAGTGGCGTGCGAATGTCCATTATCGAACAAGCGCGTAGAGTTTTCGTGCCAGCCGACAACCAAGACAGAGTTATACGTTTCACACGTGGACGCGCACCGAGTAATGTGGAGATTCACGAAGGCGATCGTATCCGTGACGAAAGAAACAATCTCACATATATTGTGGAAGCAGTAGTGAATCCTGGCAGTCCGTACACTGATGGTGATACACGCTTGGATATGAAACGAGTTTCATAATAGGAAGGGTTTGGTAAACAAGCCTTGACGCTTCACCCGGTAACCGACATTATCGCGGTTGCGTTTCTTCGCACCGTGCCCGAACTTGACCCCACGCTCATCAGCACAACGCTGCCGAAGGATGCTAGTATTTGGGCGGATGGGTATGTGCAAGCTGTCGGTATCGGTGGAACACCAGGAATATACACTCCGTTGCACGCTTCCATTGTGAGCGTGTCGTGTTGGGCCGCGAACGTTGACAGCGGGAAACCGCCGTGGGGTAAGGCTAATCAACTAGCCGAACACATTAAGGCTGAATGTTTGAACCATTCAGCTTTTCCCAAAACATTAATCCTCACGAGCTTCGGTGACTACGCGACAGCACGTTTGCATACAGCGTTCTTTGTCGTGGGGCCACGTCGCATTCTTTCTGACGAAGGATCGTATGCACGTTACGATGGTGATTTGCAACTGAATTGGACGCCATTAATCTAGCGAAAGGCTAATAATGAATCTTCCCGTATTTTACGTTGTGGCCATTGTGTTGCTTGTGCTTTGGGCCGTATGGGTTACTGTTACAATTCTATGAAAGGAACGCAGGAATGGCTAAGATCGTACCAAACGCACTAACCCTGCACGAAGGTCAGCGTTACGAGAAAGGAAAAGAGTACGACGTAGACGAAGGTTTGGCGATGTACTTTCGGAACAACGGTTGGCTAACCGATTCCGAAGATGTCACAACCGACGCCAATGTCACTCTTGACATCGACGACATCACACAGGATACAGAGGTTAAGTGATGGGAAAGGCAGTACCCGACGCCACCATTGACGCCATGTTCGACTACATCGACCAATGCACCATCATGCACTTATGTTCAGCGGAACCGGCGAACTATGCCGGGATCGCGGCAGTGTCACTGGCCGACGTGGCACTAACACCGGACACCGATTTCACGAAGGCAAACGGTGACACAAGCGGACGCAAGGTCACCATTGCAGCAAAGTCCGGTGTCACCGTGGACGCAAACGGCACCGCGACGCATGTTGTCATTGCACGAGTAGCTGACACTACGCTACGTGACGTGACTACGTGTACGTCGCAAGCCGTGACAGCAGGTAACACGGTCAACTTTCCTGCGTGGAAGCACGAGGTTCTAGACCCGACATGACAGCACCAACGCTATCAGCATCGTTTCTGGCGGGATCATCGTTTGGTAATTCCACCAGTCCAAAAGCCACGGCGGCGATTAACCGCGCTGTTGGTGACGTGTTGGTGGCGATTGCGCTTGCCGAGGATTCCTCTCATCCTGGTTTAACAATCTCAAATGAAACAGGTATCACATGGACGTTGCAACAACAAGTGACAACGGGCAGCCGATGTGGAGCGTGGGTATGGACAGCGGTTGCCTCCTCTGCCGCTAACACAACAGTAACGTTTACTGAAGCCGCTGCAACAGCTTTTCAATGGGGAGCGCGCGTATTCCATTTCACCGGTTCCGATGGTATTGGGGTTACGAACAAGGGTGATGCGGCTGACACGGCACCAAGCGTAACGTTAACGGGAGTCGCGGCCGATAGTGCGATTGTCATGGGTCTAGCGGATTGGGAAGCGGGACCGGCAACGATCACATATCGCACCGCTGACGCTGGCACATTCACCCAAACAGACGGAACGGATCACGGCAACAGTTACACCACATGGTGTGGACGTTATGCAAACGCTGGCGCAGCAGGCAACAAAGCCGTTGGTGCCACAAGCCCAACAGCGCCGGACTGGTCATTGGTGGCGTGTGAAGTTTTGGGCACCGCTTCTGGTGCAATCAACCTTATCATTAACGATTTAACACAAGCACAAACGCTCGACAATATCGCATTTATCCAAACTCACGAACTTGTTATTAACCCGTTGACGCAAGCGCAAACATTAGACAATGTTGTCATCACTCAACTACACATTTTGGTGATTGACAATCTGACGCAAGCGCAAACCCTTAACAACCTGACAATCACTGCAGGGTCCATCAACCTTGTTATTGCCGATCTGACGCAAGCGCAAACGCTCGACAATCTGACATTGATACAGATTCACGAACTAGTCGTCAATGCTCTTACGCAGGCACAAACGCTTGACAACCTAACATTGACACAGATTCACGAATTAATCGTTAACGCTCTTACGCAGGCACAAACGCTTGATAATGTGACGTTGACACAGGTTCATCAATTGGTGATCGCAGCACTGACGCAAGCGCAAACACTGGATAATCTTGTTGTTAATTCTGCCACCAACCTTGATATTGCCAGTCTGACGCAAGCACAAAATATCGACGGATTGACGCTGACACAGATTCATCAACTTGTCATCGACAGTCTAACGCAAACACAGAACATCGACAGTTTGACGCTTACGCAGGTTCACCAACTGGTGATTGCGGCGCTAACACAAACACAAATACTTGACAATGCGATACTGACGCAACTTCACCAACTGGTCATCGCGGATTTGACGCAAGAACAAACGCTCACAAATCTTGTCGTAGTCCCTGGTGGGCCAGCGCCGACGCTACGGCCGACAATTGACGTGGTGGCGGTTGCGCTCATTCGTGTTTTGTCTGCCATTCCCGCAAGCCGTGTTGATACCACTCTACCTAAAGATACTGCCATATGGTCTGATGGATTTGTGCAAGCTGTTGGGGTCAGTGAACAATCGGGCATGTACGTTCCGCTTCACGCATCGGTTATCAGCGTGTCATGTTGGGCGACAAATATAGGAAGTGGTAAACCACCGTGGGGGAAAGCTAACCAGTTGTCAGAGATTATCAAGGTGGCATGTTTGGATCATTCTAATTTCCCTGTCACTCTCGATTTGTCCACGCTTGGTGACTACGGTCCCGCCCGTGTTCACTCCGCATATTTCATCACAGAACCTCACCGCATACCATCCGATGAGGGTTCGTATGCTCGCTACGATGGTGACCTGCAAATCTATTGGACCCCGCTTTAGAAAGGAACAAAAGCAATGACCGTAACCGCTGCAAACCTCATCATGGGGCCCGGTGTCCTTTACATGGGTGATTTTGGCGAGACGGAACCCGTTGACAGTGCTGTCGGTGATCCTCCTGGTGCTGGTTGGGACGACCTGGGCGGTACTCTCGGTGGTGTCACGTTGAACGTCGAGCAGGAGTACAAGCAATTGGAGGTTGACCAAATCGTTGACGTGGTGGGTAGCCGTCTCATCAAGCGTGCAATGGTTCTTGCCACACAACTTGCGGAAGCCACGTTGGACAACCTGGCACGCTCTCTGAATAATCCTCTTCCCACTCCTGGCGTCGGTTTTACCAAGTTTGAACCGCCTAACGACAATTCTGCAACGCAGCCGCTTTACCGTTCATTCCTTTTCGACGGTTTCGCGCCAAGTGGTTTTCGTCGTCGTGTGATCGGTCGTAAGGTGTTGTCCACCGAGCCGACTGAGACACCATACTCCAAGGATGGGCAAACCATTTTCAAAGTCAGTTTCATGTGCCATTTCGTATCTGATGCTATCAAGCCGTTTGCTGTTATCGACGAAACGGCGTAAGAAAGGTTGTTCGCATGATTGAACTGGATTCGACCGTAAAAGAAGAAGTCGAGGAAGACCGGGTGCCGCTTTTCAGCATCGACGGAACCATGTACGACATTCCCACCGAAATCAAGCCACACGTTGCGTTGAAATACCTGTGGCTGTTAAAGGAACGAAACGCGGACTACGCGACCGCCTGGCTCATGGAAACCGTACTAGGTAAAGACGGTTTTCAAGCGTTGGTTGATTACGAACAATTGACACCTGCACAATTCAACGCAATTAAGGATGCTGTGCAGGAAGCCGCTTTGGGCGCAACAGAGGATCGGGGAAAAGCACAGAAGGCCCGATATTCTGGCAACGGGTCCAAGAAATCGCGTGGATCACGGAGCACGTCGAAGACCTCGCGGCAGACTTCCGCGTCTTCTACCACATAGTCGATTGGAACACGCTTGACGCGCCGACGTTCTTTTCACTCGCCATGCGAACTACTGCATACGGTGGCGTCATGTCTGCCCGCGTGATGAAAGAACAAGAAAGAAAAGATGAACCACAGGTAATCACTAATACCGTCGCGCAACGCGCAAATCCAGTTTTGGCTGACATTGTGGATTGGAGGTAGGCAGGTGGCTCGCGTGATCATGGTTCCCGGTTACGAATTACGGGCAAAACTGGCTGCCGCCGGCCCGGTTCACAATGTCGCGCAAGACATAGCCGACGACATACGGAGTAACATACGTTCGGCCGGACTGGTCAAAACTGGTGCGCTCCTGCGGTCGGTACGTGTGCGCAAGCGTGTTAACGGTGATTCGCGGGTCAGTATCGGCACCGACCATTGGCTGCCTATAGAATACGGAGCCGTGCCGCATGTGATGATAGCTCCACCGGGCCACGTGTTCACATTTGTCAAACCGAACGGGGAACGGGTTTTCACTACAAGAATCAACCATCCTGGTAATCGTGCTTACCGTATTGTTCGACGTGCCGTTTACAAGAAACGTAGGATGCAATAATGGCAGAAGGTTTCAAGGTCGCTGACGGTTACGTCGATATCCGCGGTGAGGCAGACCGGGAATCTGGGCGTCGTGCTGCCATTGTTGTTACCGACGAAGCCGAAGAGACTGGCCGTTCACGTAGTAGACGATTTTTTGCGGCACTGTTCACACCCGATCCAAGCATACTGTCTGCGCTTCGCACTGGTATTCCCGCCGTACTATCGTCTCCCATCGGTATTGCAGCACTCACATTAGGTGGCATGTTCGCGGCGTCGTTTGTTTCTGCTATTGTTGCTGGTTTGTCATTAGGTGCATTGGGTGGGGCGTTTGTTGCGCTTGGCGCGGTTGCGTTACGGGAGAACGAGAAGATAAAAGCGGCTTTCAGTGACACTATAGCCACCATTAGCGAAGGTATGGCGCAGGCTGCGGCACCGTTGATTCCTGCATTTGAGGGCGCTTTAGCTATTATCAGTGACACTTTCACCAATCGTGTGCAACCATTGTTGTTGGAGATTTTTACTGGTCTTGCGCCGATTATTGAACCGTTGGTGACTGCGGTTGGTGACGCTATTGTTACATTTTTGGAGGCTATCGCGGACCCTGCCGTACTGGTACCGTTGCAAGAGTTTTTCATTGAAATAGCTCCGCTGATTCCCGAAATTGCTGCCGCTTTAGGGGAGTTTTTCACTACTCTTGCTGACAATGCTGGTATTATCGCGGCTGCTTTCACCATCGCTATTGACATCATCAACGCTCTCATTAGAGTTGCTGCCGATGTTTTGGTGTTCTTTAGTGGAATGCTCATCAGCCTAAAGATTAAATGGGACACGTTTTGGGCCGCGCTCAAAACCGGAGCACAAGGCTTTTGGAGTTTCCTGCAAGGCGTCGGTAACGCCATAATGGGCGCTTTCAGAGCAATTGGTGAGGCTGTTTTATCTGTCATCCGTACATTCCAAGAAAGGGCACGAGCGGCGGCAAGCGTCATAGCTGCCGCATGGACAGTCATTCGAGAAAAGATCATAACGCCGTTCCGTGCCGGTATTCAAGGTGCAATAACCTTTGTGGCAGGTTTACCGGGACGTGTCGCAAGCGCGATAGGTGATGTTGGTCGTTTACTTTACGAAAAAGGCAAATCAATTATTCAAGGGTTCATCAACGGTATTGGAAGCATGATCGGTGCGGTTGGTGACGCCGTTTCCGACGTTGTAGGTAATGCTCTCGATTTTCTTCCCGGGTCGCCAGTGAAAAGGGGACCTCTCGTGGTACTCAATCAATTGTCAACAAATCCCGGTGCGAAGTGGGCGAAAATGTTGGCGGAAGGGTTCAATACCCAAATGCAAGCGTTCACACCAGCATTGGCGGCCGGTGGTGTGGGTAATGTGACAGTGAATCCTGCTATTGCGAATCCTCCGGTAACGGTGCATGTTATGTTGGACGGACGCGAAATAGCGTCAACTGTTCACGCGGTTATTGACGAACAAAACCTGCAAATGAAACGTGCCGTCACTAGTGGTGGGAGCAGGTTACCGTGACCGTTTCTCTTGTGTATGATACAACGTTTGCTCGCGTCATCATCGACTGTAACGGGTTGGGTGCAGCAACAACGGCACTGGTGGAACGGTCAACTGATCAGGTCACATGGGTAACTGTACGCGGCGGATTGGATGTATCCATTACAGTCGGTGTTTTTGATTTACCTATTAATGATTATGAGTTTGTTCCTGATGTGGAGAACTTTTACCGGGTGAATCCTGACACCGGAGCCGATCAAACGGGTTCGATTACTCCAACGTTGACGGCTACGTGGTTAAAATCGGTGGCGCGACCGTTTCTCAATCAGTCTTTCAGTCGTAGTGAGATTGTGTCCGATGTGAACCGACCGGAACGTGACGGCGTGTTTGACATCATCGGCCGTTCGCTTCCCATTGCCGTGACCGAACTACGGTCATCGAAGCAGTACAGTTTGCGACTGGTGACACGGACTCTAGGAGAAGCTGACGCACTAGATTTGTTACTAGCGTCCGGCGATGCACTGTTCCTGCATGTGCCGTCCACATGGCCGCTCCCGTCAGCATACGTGGCCGTTGGGAATGCACCGCGTGCGATGCGCTGGTCGACTGATTGGTCAACGTGGACGCTTGCCATTAAAGAGGTTGCCGCCCCGAGTGCTGATGTTGTAGGTTCGTTGAGCACATATCAAACAGTGCTGTCCACGTATGCAACTTATACGGCTTTGCTCGCGGCGCATTCAGACTACGCGGACGTGTTGACGTTGATTGGTTCGCCGGATGAGGTTATTGTCACATGAGACCGGTTAGCGATCGTCTGTTGCGGACCATTCGCGGGTCGCACAAATCAACGTCACGCGCAAAACTGATTACCACGTTTCAAACTGGCGTGACTCCAACCGGTGACGAAATACCCGTTATTGATGGTGACGTAACTTCCGACGCGCACGCCAACATTCAATCCACTTTGGATTTGACTACCATAGGCGAGTTTTCACAAAATAGTGCCCTGACACCATACGCACCGGAAATTTTTGTCGAACGGTCAGTGTTTTTTGGTGACCAGTCACAAGAATGGGTTGGATTAGGATATTACCGTATTGAATTGATGACTTCACACGATCCACATATGGGAGACATTAGAATACAGGCAAAAGATCGCATGTCTGCCATTATAGAATCGCGGTTACCATTTCCTAAATCCTTTCCACCAGCCACTTTGTTCGAAGATATTTTCGATGAACTAGTTACCGACGTTTATCCGTCAGCAGTCATCGAATACGACCATACACCAGGAACACTGACTATTGACCGGACACACGTGGCTGAACGCGACCGATATGCATTCATGCATGAACTGGCAACCGCTCGTGGTAAAATCTTTTATTTTGATTATCGTGGTGTCCTCGTTGTCAAAGACCCACCAAATCCGACAGAATCAGTTTTCACGGTAGACGGTGGTAAAGATGGTGTGCTTACTGATATTGCCCACGAAATGTCGCGGGCACAGATGTATAATGGTGTTGTTGCCTATGGTGAAGGTACAGATACGAAAATCCCTGCTTTAGCTATCGCTGTTGACGCCAACCCTGATTCTAAAACCTATTGGTACAATTCTGGTCCTCCTGCCGGTTTTGGTCAGGTGCCACGATTTTTCTTTTCATCATTCTTAGAAACTGATGCACAGGCAATGTCGGCTGCGACTAAGATATTGCAAGACGCTTTAGGGTTACCATATCGTATTGATGTAAGCCATGTGCCCAATCCTGGTTTAGAAGTGCGCGATCCCATAGCTATAGCTGTTGCAAATGAACCGCATCATATACAGACATTACAAACACTTCGTATTCCTTTGCTGGCATCAGGTGTAATGTCGGGAACAACTAAAGAAAAGACCAACGAAGTTATAGCGGAGTTAGAATAATGCATCACAGTGAAAGTGATATTACTGGACTCTTTTCACAGGCTCAAAAAGCGGAAGTGGGTTTCCGTCAAGGTGTTATTATTGCATTCAATGGTACAACTAAAGAAAACACTGTCAACATGGGTGGTACTATTCTAACAAACATTCCTGTTTTAACCGGCGTTGCCCTTATCGAAGGTGATATTGTAGGTTTGCTGCGCTCTAATACGACATATTTTATTCTTGGCCTTATCATTATTCCTGGATAGGAGTTAACAAAAATGGGCGATACTGGTAGTCCGTACAATCTTCGTTTCCCTGAACTTGCTGATGCTCCGAATGTTCCGCAGGATATGGAGGAGTTAGCAACTGACGCACATGACCAATTTGCTGTTATTGACGCCGCGCTGGCTTTGATGATCCCTACTTTGATATCAACTCCTGACGGCGGTTTCCCTGTTGGCGTTACAGACGAAACTACTGGTGTTCACGTTGCTAACCGTATTACACTATCATCAGTTGCTTACCCTCGTTTGCTTATAATCAATGGTCATACAATGGCGCGTTATTCACAGGGTCAAGGTGTGCAGTGTGATATATTTGTTAACAGCACAGTTGTTAGCACTTACCGTCCCGGTTCCAGTGCTGTTGAAACATACGAGTCTTATATACCACATGGCCAATTTAAGTTGCCGGCATCTACGGCTGGCGTTGTCGAACTTCGGTTCGTTAGAGTTGGCGGAACTGGTCAATTTGATGTGAACGTCGCCGCTGGCGAAGCAAGATTCCAAGTCTCATATCAACGTTGCGTAGCATAAAGAAAGGGTGTGAACCACGCATGGCCACCGTCCATTGCTATCCCGCTGACGACCTAGTCGAGCACAACACCGACAGCGAGGACTGCGTGTGTGGCCCCGATGTAGAGCCCGTGTTCCGGGATGACGGATCGAACGGTTGGCTCATCAGCCATCACAGTCTCGACGGGCGAGAACAGCGAGACACGGGTAGACCTCGGATCAACGATAGGTAAGGATGACATAAAATGGCTCGTATGCCTAGTGCTCGTTGGTTGGGTGAGCACAGCCCCGGTGTAGTTATGTCACGTTACGATATTGTTTGTGTTCATACAATTGTTGGTTATGCGCCTGCTCACGCTGCCCATTTTTCCGTTCACCATGACGGCACAATTGATCAATCGCGTGATACTCGGTTTCGCTCTGGCGCAAATCTTGAAGGTAACCATCGCGTTATTGCAATTGAAAATGAAGATCACGGCTCCGCTTATGGCGCTTGGAACACTAATAACGGTCATGCTGTGCCTGCGTTTACTCCGGCACAAATCGAAGCTAATGCACATATTCTCGCATGGGCACATAAAACCCACGGCATTCCATTACAGTTGTGTCCGAATAGTCGTGTCACTAGTCGAGGTTTAGCTTATCATAGACAAGGAATCGACGGCAATTTTAGCACTTATTCCTATCCTGGACGGGTTTCTGGTGGTGAACATTGGTCAACATCTACCGGTAAGGTCTGCCCAGGTGATCGGCGTATTTCCGCACGTGACCAAATCCTAACAAGAGCAAAACAAATCATCACAGGAATCGAGGTTGATGAAGTGAGCGCACAGGAAGTTTGGACATACAAGGTGATTGGCGGTCCGCAATCTGGTGATGCCGCAATTACTGTGTTGGCAGAAGCATCAACGTTTGCTCGCAATAGTGAATTGGGCGTCATCGCATTAAATGCGAAGGTTGACCAGTTGTTAGCGGCGTCTGGTATTGATGTTGATGAAGCACAATTGGCCGCTGAACTTGCACCACAACTTGCACCACTTTTGATTCCACACCTGTCGTCGGTGGTTACGGATTTGGATGCGGAAACGCTTGTGGAAATTGCTACGGCGGTTGCTGACGAACAAGCGCGACGACTACAAGCATAAAGGGGTAACAATGAACTATCCTCGTCCAGTAGTCATGGCAATGTCAATCATGGTGGGTATCAAAACTTTGTTGGCTGCGGCTGCCGTGACCACTCTGATCGGGGCACAAGTCACCGGTATCATTCTCGCAGTTATTTTAGCTGTAGAGGTAGGGGTCGCGTTTTACGTGCAGGGTCAAGTGGTGCCATTGTCACATACCATCGCGTATGAAGATGCACAGGCGCTAGCGCGTGCAGGTGGGGCAGCAGGAGTGGCCACCAACCGTCTTGTGAACACAGATTCCACGGTCACGGAACTGTTGGAAGACAGGGAACGTGGCACACCGGGAGGATGATCGTATGCTGTTCCTGCTAGCGGTTGTCTTGCTCGTGGTTATCATCATCGTGGTCTAGGATGCTTGACTTCCGGATGGTTGCGTGTATGATGGGGAGTAACCACTAGGAAGGGTTGTCATCATGGACGAGACTCGCACACCAGCCGAGCAGGAAACCGATGGTTGGTTGTCCTACATCCCTGTCAGCTATGATCGGCTCGTGTGGGCGGACACGTTGGGCAATGAGCACCCGATCATCCGTGTTTCTCCCGTTCGTGCAGACGGCACGTTTCGTGGCCTGTTCGCGGATGACGTTCTCGGCGTGTTTCGTATGCGGGATTGCAGGACAGCATGAGCCACAAGACACCCGATGAGCCAGACTACCTGCATTATCTTGTGGTGGAAATAGAAGGTTTCACGGCATTGTCGGCTATTGTTGCCGATCTTCATTCTCATCCGTCAGTGTCAAAGATTTACGTCGTCGATGATGACAGGATCGAAAACCTACACATTTTTACTTTGGGGGAGTAATGCAAGCGTTTATTGATTTAATACAATGTGCCGTGACCGGGCCGGTGCGCGAGCCGCAGCGGACGGCGGCGACGGGATGAGTGATGGCTGGGACTACGCCGACGCCGCCGGGGCGCTCCTGTCCGAGGGGTATGAGCCGTCCGAGGTGACCACCGTCGCTGTCGTACACCGCGCCCTCGATCACTGGCTCCGTGAACAGATCGAGTTTGCGGTCTCGCACCACTCCGCGACAACGGGCAGCGGCCACCAGGACGATGACCGTTGCGAGTCGTGGTACGCGCTGCACAATGCGCTCACCCACATGCACGACGGG